CTGGGCTTCATTACCCATTTCACGGAGGCCTTCACTCCCCATCCGCATGGCAGCCATCATTTTTGGCCCGGCAGTTTTCCCAAACAGCGTAATCGCGACCTGCGTGCGCTCGGCGTCGCTCGAAAGCGTCGCCATATAATCGGAAATCTTGGCGAATGATTCTTCGGGCTTCATGTTGGCGAACTCTTTTGCTGACAGCCCAATGCTTTCAAGCTGTTTCGCCGCCGCCGCATTGCCTGCAGTGGCCATGTTTATTGTGTTGCTCATTTTCTGGATTGCGCCGTCAAACTCCCCGGCTTCAACCCCTGCCGTCCCCATGGCATAGCGCAACTGCTGATACCCCTCAATCCCCATTCCCAGGGAATCAGCCGTCTTTGCGGCCTGATCCCCGGCAGCAGCAAAATCACCGGCGAGCTTCAAAGTAGCCGCACCGGCAGCAGTAACGCCGGCAACGGCACCCACGGCAAGCTTCCCTGCATTGGACGCAAAATTTTTAAAGTCTTTGCTTAGCTGTTTTCCTGCTTTCTGAACATCCTTAATATTCCCCTGAAGATCTTTTAAGGCTTTGCCAGCACCAGTATCCTTGCCGGCAATTTCGAGGCTTAAGTCCCAAACTGTTTTTTTCGCCATTATCCTTTCCCCGGCACTGATGTCTTGAGTTTTTCCAGCATCGCTTCAAGCTCGCTGTTATATGCCAGCAACTCCGACAACGGCATATTTTCCAGGTCCGTTATCGGAGTATGTGCCATAATTGCAAGGCCTAAACAAATCCCCCGGATATACTTCGAGGGATTTTCTAATTCAAAAACGTTTACTTCGTCACTGGCTTGACTTCCGATTTCTCCGGCTTCCCTGCCGGTTCTGTAAAACCCGCATCATCACCCTCAGTAAACTGGTCGTAAAATTCCTGCGGGTTGTTGTGCCTGACAAATGCGGAAACCGTCTGCCAGATTTTTTCGTAGTCGTAGAAAGGAAGTTTCTCTATTGCCCTGAAAGCGACACCGGAAATCTCGGCGGCAAGCCGTGCGCAATACTCAGAAGAGGTAGGGCGGTTAAGGCCGGAAATATTGCCGCCGCCAAACGTCTCGCGCTCGCAGCGGTTTATCATCGCCCCGTTGACTTTACCAAAATCCAGTTCAATGACGGAAATATCTTGGCCNTCCCACTTTGTTTCCTTTGACAGTTTTACCTTTACCGTTCCAACAAACATTTAATTCCCCCAATTTTTAGACGAGAAGGTTTTGCCTTGTCTCTGCCATAAGGTCTTGGCCATTGACCTTCCAAATGTACTTAAACGAATCCCACTCAAGAACTTCGTCACCATCCACAAAATGCTGAACGTAGTGCAACTGCATGGTGATTTTTGCATCCCCGGCCTTTGCCTGTTCTATCGAACCTGGGTCTGTTTCGCTTATCTGCCCTTTCAGCACCCAGCGTTCAGGGACTTTTTCCTTTGCGTGATTGTCAGTGTTCTGGACGATCTCTTCATTGCGCAAATCAACCGTGCGTACAGTGCCCACCTCCAGGTATTTGGTAAATGGCCCGTAAAGTTTCGGACAACTGATTTCAGTGGTTACCGGCTCAAACGATCCTGGAAATGCGACATTAACCTTGCCGGCAACACCTGCACCTTTAAATTCTTCCGTCGTCAAAGCGAATTTCGGAAGCTGAACCGTTACGGTACCTTTTAGGGTCTCGCTGGATTCCGAATCGTGCAGCATAAAAACATTGTTACCTACACCTATCCCTGGTCTCATTTTCGAACCTCCTTAATTAAAAGAGCCCTTCGAGGGCATCGGGGTCATAGCTGAAATTGAATTCAAGCTCCTTGGCGGCATTGGACGGGGTGAGGAAAACTTTGAACAAAAGTTTCCCGCTCATAATGCTCTGGTTGTTGTTGTCAGCACGAAGAAATTCAACGCGGCCGTCTATGACTGCCTGCCGGGATTTCAGAGTGTTGATGTACTCATTGCCCGTAAGCAAAATGGTGTCGATCAACAGCCTGCGGATCGGCTTGTCAACGTTCTGCCACATGGTCCGGTTGACCACGTTCTGAACATAAATGAACATACGCCGTACAGAGATTTCAAAATCCTTGATGTCGGTATTGCCCGGGAAAGCGGTAGTATTTACGCCCCATGCCCTCCAGCCGTCCATGTTGATGAACGTGTTGATGCCGTTCTCGTTAAGATAATTGGCCTGGGTTACTGACATCATTGGGATTACGTTCCCGTCTTCGTCACAGAGGTTGGTCATGGAAAGCAGTTTGTTTGATGCCTGTTCAAACGGTATCCCTGCGTTCCTGCCGTCAACCTCGCCGTACATCCCTGCCAGGCGGACGGACGGATAGAAAACCTGTTCACCGATGGCAACGCACGGCCAGTTTGCAATGGCATAGGGGTTCACATAACTGTTGTCATTTTTCCACTTCGGCAGGTTGCGGTAATTTGCACAATCGCCTGTGGTCGGAAGATCAAGAAGGGCAAGGCAGGAGAATTCGCCTTCAAGGTGTTCGGCTTTGCCCATCAGGAGCGAAGCAACTTCCGGGATGTGGCTCCAGCCCGGCGCAAGAAGGAAGCACGGGATTTTTCTTTTGTCCTGAAACACCAGATCGACAAGCTCGATGCCAGTCCTCTTGTTTGTGTTTGGATCGACACCACCGGCAATGTCGTCTTTGGTAACGTTGTCAACGCTTGCCTGTTTATAAGTTGCGTTCAGCGACAGAGTCCCCGCAGGAATGTCGCCGCCATCGACAATCGCAATAAGCAGCTTGTCATCTTCGTAGTACAGGACATAATCCTTTTCCCTGACGTAATCAGGATCACCAACGGTTGCATTGAGGACCTTGACCTGGCTTATCATCGCCATCGGGTCATCAATGGTCGCTATGCCGTTGACAACAGGGATGTTCATTTCTGCGACATCAACCGCATCTTTCATGGGGTTCCAGACGTTGATCAAAACCAGCGGTGAAACCAGATGCAGCCTTGTCTGCGAAAAAAGCATCATCGAAAGCGGGAATTTCTTCCAGTGCTTTGGCCCCATGTAGCCCATGTCTGCTGTACCTTCCGCATAGTCAAAAATCAAAGATGGATTGTTGACGGCGGCGAGCGGGTTTTCAAGCCTGTGAACCGGGGCAACGCCAATTGCAACCGGCATTGCGCTTTCTACCTCGACCGGCACCTGCAAAGGTGTCGGTGATTCGGTCATTCTTACTCCGTGAAAATAGGACATGATAATCTCCTTACGTCGTCACGACGTTAGTTAAATGAACGCGGGGTTAGGTACTGTCGTCGCGACGTTCCGCCCCGCCAAAATTAAGCCACAACCTCCTCTTCGGGTACTTCAACTGCAGGCGGGCATCCCTTCCAGACCGTTTCCATTGTCGCCGCGTAATACGGCGGATTTTTACTGCTCATCGGCGTCCACTTAACAGGCGCAGTCAGTTGATATCCCACAAGGATCGTGTCTGCCAATAAATCCTGTAATACCCGCCAGAGCATTGCCATTGGAATGCGCCAGCCCTGGTTATCCGAATCCTTGCTATAACCGCCGAACTGAATCTCCAAGGTAATTGCAGAGCCATTCATTACATCAGAAAAATCGCCAATAATACCTGACGTGCAAATAACCTGCGCGATTGGATAATCCTTCGACTTGTCACGTTCCTCTGATTCCGTTTTTGATACGGGCAGATACTGGGCATGGACATAAGGCTCGTGGTATTCCTCGTCCTCAAATTCCCCCGGGTACCAAAATGAGTCGGCCAAAACTGATTTAATGCGCTTGCAAAGGGCGTCAACCAACCCCTGCGGCGAACGATCAATTATTTCAGCCATACATCAGCCTATCCAGTTCATGTAATACCCGCTTTTCAAACGTTTCCCCGGCAACCATTACTACTGATTCGTTTATTGCGTTGTTTGCCTTAAACATCCCGGTAGTCGATGGGCCGAAGCGTTCTATTACCGGCAAACGCTCTTCACCTTCCCGGCTAAACAACCCGATATGGCCGCTGTTCATTTTTGCTACAAAGCCGTGCCGCGACACACCGCTCTGGCCTTTTTTAATTGAAACGGTCACTGGTTTTTTTGTCGGAATGGTTTTCGGGTTTATCTGAAAGTCAAATAGCGCATGGGCACCATCGCTGATTTTCATGACAGCCCCGACTTCACCGCCGCCGATGTTCCGGCTTGCTATGGTCCTCCTTATTTCAGAGGCCGGCAAAGTATATTCCGCAGTCAGTTGCCTTACCGTTTCTGCTTTGGCAGTGTCCGCCGCGCGTTTAGCGGCCCGGTTAATTGCCTTGTTTACCTCAGCCTCGTTTGCCAGCAGCGACACCTTTTTTAAGACGTCGTTGTATTTGGATTTGTTGAATTCAACTTTGAGGTCAATCATAAACCCGGCTCCTTCCGATCCTTAAGCCAAATACGCCCATGTTGCTGACTGCATGCTTCACATACCATTCCTTCCCGTCTTTGGTTAACTGATCCCCTTCCTGGGGAAGGCGGTGCATGTCTTTCTCTCTTATGAAGATAAACTGTTCTCCCATGGATAAGCCAAAAGCATAAAGCTCTGACATTCCTTCCAGCGCATCGCTGTCAAGAATAATGGGAACGCTCCTGCCGTCAATGACAACTTCTTCCGCAAACTCGCCTGTGTTAAAAAATACATTGTCCACATCGGCGGCAACGGCGTCCCTAAAATCCATTACCCTTTCACTTCCCTTATTTTCTGGCGCAGCTTTTCTTCTGAGTCAAACAGGCCTGCATCAATCCCAAGCTCCTTTGCCAGGACTTTCAATTCGTCCTTGCTCATTTGTTCCAAAGACTTTTGGTTGCTACTCTGGTTGGTATTAGCGGACTGTCTAGCCTTTGCTTCGTCAATATACCGCTGAATTTCTTCATCGGTTGTATCCTTAGAATAAGCAATGTTGTATTTTGCAGCTTCCTTGAGCAGAGCTTTCCTTGCGGCATCTGAACCAGAGTGATTTGCCTCGGTCTCTTCGTTTTTGCTTCCGACTTCTTCAATCCAGTGTTCCGTCAGCCCCCGCTTGATTTCCTCATCGGACAGCCCTTCGATTATCGCGCCTTTTGAGTATTGCTTATTGTCTCTTATGACAATGCACCGCGTTCTGTAGACTTTTGCCATTTTTTTCCTCCTATAGCACCGTAGCAACGAACCAGGAATGAACATTACCAGGAATTGGAACTGCCCTGGATGTGTAAATTATTTCCCTTGTTGCCGACCTGTCGTCATGCCAGACTTCTTTAATGAATTCGCCCGGCATTGTCTTGAACTGACCGTTTTCCATGTAATCCACCGCACCGTACATGAATTTATTGCGCTTCGATTCCTCGGTCACAATGATCAAAGTATTGTCAGGCAAGTGACTGACCATTTGCCCTTCAATATCATCCCAGTACTTGCTGCGTTGCGTGTAGATGTCCAAAAATGGATCGCGCATCGTTGCCTGGTATGCGGCGTTCCCGTAACTGGCAGCCTTCTCAGGGGCAAACCGGCCTTTTTCCGTCCTCATATTGTCTAGCTGTTTCATCCACTTTTCATCATCTTCGAGGACATTCCAAACATTCCGGCCCGTAAAAATTTCGATTGGGTTAAACCCTAAATCTTCCAATACTTCGCACCATGTACGAAGATCGTTGATAGGCTTTACGCCTACCTGCCCCCATCGGTTACCACCAGTAAGTACAATCCTGTTTGGCAAATCATAGTTTATTAGACGGTTTACTCCTAAACCTTTGACTTCCACCAACCCTTCAAACAAGAATTTGCATACAATTTTCGTTCGCATTGCCGCAATAGCATTCACGCCTTCGATGTCGTCCTCGGCCTCAAGCCTGCCTGCCCGTTCCTGGACAGTTTTGAATGCGGCCGCAGGCATCGAGCCATAAGGTTCCCCTGGCATCC